TTCTCTAGAGCTAAGCGATCACGTTCCTGTGTACTTGCTCTAGCATCTTGCATCTGCTGGAACAACTCAGCCTGTGAAGGTCCACCAGTCTGTAGGCCCTGCTGTGCTTGGAACAATGCCTGATTCTGTAGTGCTTGGTACTGGCTAGGGTCTATGCCCATTGCAGCGGCCTGCTGAGCCTGTGCACCCTGTAGAGACTGGTTACGTAGGCTCTGTAGGTATGGATCCTGTCCTAACGACTGACCCAACATAAACTGTGAGCCACCTAAAGCACCTGAACCAAACTGCTGTAGTTCTGCTAGGTTCTGTGGTTGATACTGTCCAGTCTGCAGAGCTTGGTTCTGCATCATTGACGCTAGCTGTTGATACTCTGGCGATAACTGTGTAGTCATCCCGCCAGACTGGTCAAACATACCTGTACCAGCACCAGTAGTTACACTGAATGGTGTAAAGTTTAGTCCTGACGTTGCTGTCTGACCTAGATCATAAGCACCTTGTTGAAATCCTGACGTAGCGGCCTGTATGTCCGACATCGTTTGGCCTGCCTGCTCATAAGGCAAGTAAGCCGATGCTGTTAAGCCACCTACGTTAAGAAGGCTCCCTAATAGACTCATTATACTGTTCTCCCGATAATTGCCTGTGCAGTTAGACTCTGGATTGATACAATTGCGCCACTAATAGTTGCCTGTATACCAAGCTGTACTACCTGCCCAGACCCTGTGCTATTCACTTTAGGGCTACCAATAGGGAGGTTAGCGTTGTATTCTGCCTCGTTAAATTCTGCTACGTTAAACTCTGCAATCGTTACTGCATCTAGTACGAATGCTTTGCGTTTATAAGTGTCTGTGTAATCAAATCCCCAGTTCAATACCACCGTAGTATCGTTACCACCAATTACTGTCATACGTAGGCTCTTGAGTATCTTCTGGTTAGAAGGGGCTCCGAAGTCTAAGTAGCCAGTGAAGTAGTTCATCTGGTATGTTGATCCGTTGTCTGTGTACCCTGTGTACCTAGCAACTCCTAATGCCTTACCTATTAATAGCCTACGGTCTGTAGTGTGTAGCATGCATTGAGGATTCCAAGAGTCCCAAAGTGTAACCCTATAGCTCTGATCCTCTAGAGGTCTACGTAGATCAAAACAATACGTAAGTTCTAGTTCTGGTAGATGCATAAGGTAGAAAGCATCTTCAGGATCATACACAGAGAATACTTTATTACCAGCAGTGAGTACGTTGTCTACATAGCCTAAGAAGTCCTGACGTACATTCTTGGATACATCAGCAATAGGCATGTTTTCGTACTGTATAGCCCTACTGAAACTCTTCAAGCCACGGTTACTAAGAAACAGTATATCAGTACCAGTGTCTACAATACTATCTCTAGCTACACAGCCTATACCTACCAAGGTGTCTGCCAAGGCCATTGTAGCAGGATCCTGTGCACCTGTGTATACGAGTATCTGACGTTTACCGAATATGATTAGGTAGTTATTGTGTGTAGCTAATCCAGTAATTTCATCAGTACCGTCAGGCCATACCTTTGATAGGTCTATAGAGCCAGACGAGCCTGTGTCCCACTTCATACCTGTCAGTAGATCCGACCAGTAGACAGTGTACTTATTAGACGTTGTATCGGCTACCCAGAGTCTACCAAAAGCAGACATAACTATATCGCCCTGCGGTACAGTCCCTGAGTAGTCTGGGTCGTCCTCTATAGCTGTACAGGTAACACCGTCATACACTAGTGGCTTAGCTCCACTATGAAACAGATAATGATGATTGTTCAAAGATGCATGATCGTAGCGACCATCAGTAGCCATTGTGTAGGCAACAGGCGTAATGTCTGTTAAGGTTGTTTCACCTGAATAGACCGCTGTTGTAGAGGTCGATACAATCTCTGTAGTAGCGTCCTGCTTAACAAATTCTCCCATAGACTGTAGGGAGTCTGGATTAGTGTCTGTAATGTATGTCCAGCCCTTACGTGCACCTATACGACCAAACTTGTCTATGATACAGTTACGCGCAGAAACAGCGTACTGTGGAGGCAACAAAGTAGGCGAGTCTTCAGTGTTTAGACCAAAGAAGCCGGGAGCCTGTAGTGTGATACTCTGTAGCGCCTTAGCCATTATACCGTCCTCCAGATTAACTCCTCTGGATGCTGGTTAGCGTCTAAGGAGATAGCGTTTTGCAGATCACGTTGAGCATACATTTCCTGCTCCATTGCGTTCTGTCCACCAGTCTCACCACGCTCACGTAAAGCATAGGCAAATGCATACTGAATGATTGGTAGTGTTGGAACCAATATCTGATCAGTGTCGTTTACTAGGTCTGTAGAGTCTCGTTTGATACCGTAGACCGATATAGCCTCTACAGCATTAGGTGTCTGCCAGAAACGAATCTGGAGGTCATTGTTGCTGTCTAGGTTATCTAAGGTCCAGTACTGTATAGTCCCACTAGCTCCATCCTGCCATAGGTCCAACTGACGTACTCTAGCTAGGCTCTCCTGTGGTATACGGAAGTTACGAGTTTCATTGTCTACGTAGAGTATCTTACTACGTGGACCCCAATCAGTGAGGGCATAGGTGCTAGTATCAGCGACTGTGTTGATTGATACAGTTGTACGTAGATCTGTCCAGTCCCATGCTTCACGTACTTGGGTGTTAGCGTCATTAACGAAGCGTCCAATCAGCTTAGAATAACTATCTTCCTCTACTGTGGCTACTTCGTCTTCACGGAGCTTCAGTAGCACTTGGTTTACTGCTTCTAGGTATGTCATTATAAGCTCCTATCCTAAAAGTGGGTTCTTAAATGGTTGTGCAATAGCTGGCGCTGGTGTTGAAGCTATATTGACCTGTCTAGGGTCTACGATGTCTGGCAGATCAGGTTGTAGTAGTTTATTCTCTTCTAACTCCTCTTCAGCCTCTTCTTCCTTCTTAGCCGCTATCAGCATAAAGTCTGGGAAACTTATATCTCCAAGCTGTAACTCTTTCCAGTCAATACCTAGATCACCGAAGTCTCCGATGTTAATCCCCATATCTTGGAGTTCAAACAGATCTGTACCTGAGAAATCCATACCTTCCCAGTTGACACCTTCAAAGTCTCCGAAGTCATAGTCACCCCAGTTAATGTCTCCAAAATTCACACCACTGAAGTCTATGTTGCCAATATCTACACCCATTCCCTGTATCTCTGGTAACGACATACCATCAAAGAATCCTGCTATCTGATCGTAAGCGCCACCTGCTAAGTTACCTACAGCGTCTAAGAAGCCAGTGTCTGGAATGTTAATGTTAGACAGCGAGCCGTATAGATCTTTTAAGCCTTCGAAGTCTAGGTTAATATCTCCAAGATACTTATCCCAATCGAAGTTGTAATCAGTACCTTCGTAGCCTACAGCACCCGCTATAGCGTCTAGTTCAGGTAGCTTACCATCACGGTCATAGTATTCCCTAGCACCTATTGCCAAGGCATCATCAAACTCTTCACCATTGTCTAAGGCTATAAAGGTTTCGATGCCTGCATAGCCCAGTGCAGGATTATCAGAGCTTAAGTAGTTAGCAATGTCGTCACCGAACTGGTTAGCTACAGTACGGTTTAGGTCTGTACCAGCAACTAAGTCTGCACCTAGCTGTCTGAGGTCCATTCGTTCTTCTAGGAACTGTGCAGTCTCTTCACCGAATATACTTGACAGGGAGCTATCAATCTTAGCTTCTAGCCCTAGTGCGTCTACGAAGTCTGCACCGTAAACACCGATCAAGGTATCTAGTGGATCAGCACCATCAGCTATCCTAGCACCAGTCTTCACAGCCTCTGCTATAGCTGGATCAATCTCTACGGTACTAAGATCTGCAACAGAACTCAATCCAAGACTAGCTAGCTGCATAGCACTTAGATCTTCACCAGAGTCTAGGGTTGCATAGGCATTCAAGTACGGAGCAAACTGCGGAGCCACTACAGAAGCTACAGCACGTACAAATGGATTCTGTATTGCATCGTCTACGAAGTCTACAGCGCCCTTAATAGCATCCTCTACGCCGCCTAAGAAGTCATCTACAGGGTCTATGATAACATCTTCTATCGCTTCGGGGATATCTTCAACAATGAAGTCTACTGCATCCTCTACCTGATCTGACACCCAACTCATACTAGATACCTCTTAAATCTGCGATAGCGTAGCCATCTTTAATAGTTATTATGCCACGCATATACCGTTTAGCTAGGCCCTCTAGTTTCGGGTTAGTTAGCTTTGTTCCTGCAACTGTGTAGCCTTTTAAGCCTTTGAAAAACTTTTCAAGGTTATCGACATACTGCTTCATAGGGGCTGCATTGACTGAATGGTAGTAAACTTTAGTCTTACCAGCCTTATACAGAAACACCGTGTCTCCAATCTTCTTTACCTCAAACCCCTTATCAACATACTCATTGAACTTAGACTTAGCCTCCTCTACAGTAACACCTTCATGGTTCTTAAGTACATCGGCTTCAATGATCTCATCAATTGTCATGGCTGGAATCCTCTCGTAAATATCGTAGAGTATCTTCTAATAGTGCTCTGTAAGCGCCACAGAAGCCGTGTGAGGTCGATATAGGTTTTAGGGCTACCTTTATCGCAATTATTCCAAACGTAGCTTAGAACGCTTCCTAGGACGTATTTGAGGTTGCTCCAAGCTGGTCTACGTAGTTCCTCTGTAGTGTAGCCTAGTTCCAACCAAATATTAAAAGCTACGTCCTTGTGTTCAATCTCTTCTCTTGAGTGCCAGAGAAACAGTCTGTATTCCCTAGACTCTTCAGATTCATAACGGTCTATGAAGTCCTGTCCTAATGTCGAAGCCATGTGTTCTATAGACACCATAGCCGCTAACAGTAACTTAGACTTAGGACGCTTAGCTAACACTGCAGTCTTCTTAGCCTGTTCAGCTTCAAAGCTACTTAGGCTATGCTGGCTGTTATGCCTTGTATGCGACTTTTGTN